CACTCCAACGATCAAGCATTACCCGCCAGACACTACCGCTATGATCTTCTGGCTGAAGAACCGCAAGCCGGTTGAGTGGCGCGACAAGCAAGAGATCGAGCACAGCGGCATGCCGATGGTAATCATCAAAGACTTCACCGGGCGGAAGAATGAGCCAGCCGACGATTGAGTACCGCATGAAGCCGCAGGGGCCAGTCCTTGAGGCTTACATGCGCTCGCGTGAGCGGGTTTCCTTCATCATGGGGCCGCTTGGCTCGGGTAAGACGTACCAGTCGTGTCAGAAGCTGTTCAGCCTCATCTGTGAGCAGGCGCCGAACCAGAGTGGCAGGCGAAAGTCTCGCTTCCTGGCTATCCGGAACACCTATCCAGACCTGACAAGCACCACCATCAAGGACTGGCTGGAGCTTTATGAGCCGCTCGGGAAGTACGTCGGCGGCGGTATGGAGCCGCCAACCCATCACCTTCAGTTCATGCTGGAAGACCAGACCATCGTTGAGGCGCAGGTGGTGTTCCTGGCTCTGGACCGTCCAGACGCAGTGAAGAAGCTTCGCGGTACTCAGGTCACTGGCTTCTGGCTCAATGAGGTCAAGGAGCTGAACAAGCAGGTTGTCGACATGTGCGACCTGCGTCATGGGCGATACCCGTCAGCGATGGATGGTGGCCCGACCTGGCACGGCATGATCGGCGACACCAACGCCCCGGACAATGACCACTGGTACTACAAGCTGGCCGAGGAAGAGAAGCCTGAGGGCTGGGAGTTCTGGCGCCAGCCTGGCGGCGTCATCGAGGACGGCATCGACCACAACGGGCGCAAGAAGTGGAAGGCCAACCCACTGGCAGAGAACGTCAACAACCTTCCGAACGGTTATTACACCCGCGGCGTGGCCGGCAAGTCTGATGACTGGATCTCTGTCAACCTGGCGAACCTGTACGGCTTCGTGTCGGACGGCAAGCCTGTCTATCCTGAGTACATCGATGCTGTGCACTGCCGTGAGTTCGATCTTATCCCTGGCCTACCGCTTTACATGGGCGTGGACTTTGGCCGGACTCCTGCTGCCTTGATCGGTCAGCGCACGCTCGGCGGGCAATGGCGTTGGCGTTACGAGATCGTCACAGAAGACATGGGCGCAGTTGAATTCTCCAAGGTGGTGCGCAGGTTCATCGCTGAGCGCCTGCCTGATTTCGAGTTCGCCAAGTTCTCCGGCGACCCGTCTGGCGACAACCGCAGCCAGTCGGATGACAACACGCCGATCCTGATCATGCGGGCCAACGGGATTCCAATCAGCGGCACATCGACCAACGACCCGACCATCAGGCGTGAGGCTGTGGCCGGCGCGCTGCTGCGAATGGTTGACGGCGAGCCTGGTCTGTTGATCCACCCTGACTGCAAGATGACCCGCAAGGGCATGGCTGGCGGGTTCTCCTTCGCCCGCGTCCAGGTGCTGGGTGATGAGCGCTACAAGGACGAGCCCGTGAAGAACATGTATTCTCACGTCTGTGAGGCGGGGCAGTACATGATGCTCGGCGGCGGCGAAGGCAAGATCGTCATTGGACGCAAACGCTCGGGCGCACGGCCTGCCCAAGCTCAAACTGACTACAGCATATTCGGGTGACATATGGGCGGCGTAGCAAAAGCGGTGCAGAAGTTTGGCAAGAAGATCAAGAAAATCGACCCATTGCGCGGCGGTGACGTGATCATCGAAAAGGCTGGGCTGCCAACGCTCACGGGGCAGGGAGACAAGAACATCCTCGGCGCCTTTGGTGGTGGCGAGGCAAACAGCACGGAAGGTTCTCAGCTCGTAACTCCCGCTGGAGCTCCGACCACTGACGAAGCGCGCCAGTCTGCTGACCAGGCGAACATCCTGCGTCGTCGTCGCGGCCGAGCATCCACCATCCTGACCAGTGGCCAGGGTGACACTTCGACGGTCAACGTCGGCACCAAGACTCTGCTGGGGTAAGGCATGGAAAACAACCGGGACGATGGCGCCGACGCGATCATTCGCGAACTCCAATCACTGGAAGGCGCACGCGGCAACTGGAACAACCACTGGGAGACGGTGGCCGAGCGCGTTTGGCCGGTGATGCGTGGCTTCCAATCACAGCACGCCCCGGGCCAGCGCCTGCAAGAGAAGGTATTCGACGGCACTGCCATGCTCGGCCTGAGCCGGTTCGCCGCGGCCATCGAATCTCTTGTTACCCCGCGCACGCAGAAGTGGCACAAGCTCAAGGCATCTGACCCGAAGCTGGCAGAAAACCATGCGGTTCAGGAGTACCTGGACCAAGTGACAGAGGTGCTGTTTGCCACCCGATACGGCGCGCACAGCACGTTCGCCGGTCAATCCCATGAGCTCTACATGAGCCTTGGCGCATTCGGTACCGGCGCTCTGTTCGTCGATGACGGTGTGGCGCACTTCCGCCCTGGCATGGGCAACTCCCCGGTGATCTACAAGTCCATTCACCTGTGCGAGATCTACATCAAAGAGAATGCCTGGGGCGTCATTGACACTGTGTACCGCAAGTTCAAGTACACGGCGCGCCAGGCTATCCAGCAGTTCGGCGAGGAAGGGCTCCCTGACAAGATCAAGGAGTGCGCCCGCGACAAGCCTGACACTCCTTTCGAGTTCGTGCACTGCGTCAAGCCGAACGAAAAGATGGACTACAAGCGCCGCGACCACAAAGGGATGCCGCTCTACTCCTGCTACGTGTCGCTGGACTGCCGGCAGACCGTGAGCGAGGGCGGCTACACCTCGATGCCGTACATGGTGCCGCGCTACGAGACCAGCCCGAACGAAACCTACGGTCGCTCCCCGGCGATGATGGTCCTTCCTGACATCCTCATGATCAACGAGATGTCGAAGACCACCATTCGTGCCAGTCAGCGCGTTGTCGATCCTCCGCTGCTCCTGCAGGAAGACGGCGCGCTTCAGGCGTTCTCCATGCGTCCAGGCGCGCTGAACTACGGCGGCGTTGACGACCAAGGCCGCGCTGTCGTGCAGCCACTACAGACTGGCGCCAACCTGCCTCTCGGCCTGGAAATGATGCAGGACCGTCGCCAGTTCATTAACGATGCGTTCCTCGTCACACTGTTCCAGATCATGGTTGATTCGCCGGCCATGACGGCCACAGAGGCAATGCTGCGCGCGCAGGAGAAAGGCGCTCTGCTCGCTCCTACCGCTGGACGCCTGCAGTCTGAATACCTCGGTATGCTGATCAGCCGCGAGATCGATATCCTGTCGAAGGCCGGCATGCTGCCTGAGATGCCGCAGGCGCTGATCGACATCGGCGGCGAGTACACCATTGAGTTCGACAGTCCGATCACCCGGGCGCAGCGCGCAGAGGAAGGCGTGGCCATTCTCCGCACGCTTGAGGCTGCCGGCTCTGTGGCTCAGTTCGATCCATCGGCTATCAAGGTCATCAACGGGTCTGAGGCTCTGCGCGAGTTGGCAGAGATCAACGGCGTTCCCGCGAAGATCCTGCGTTCCCGCGAAGAAGTCGACGCGCAGAACCAGGCCGAAGCACAGGCCGCACAGCTTCAGCAGGTACTCCAGGCCGCCCCTGTCATCGCCGACACAGCACAGACACTGGCAAACGCAGAACAGATCAGCCGTGCCGCTGGCCAGCCGACCCCGGGGGTTAGCGTATGAATGCGCTGATGAAGCGGATTTTCCGCAAGCGCCAGTCATATCGCCGGGTCTTCCTGGCTGACACTGGCGAACTCAACCAAGATGCACTGGTGATCATGGCCGACCTGGCCAAGTTCTGCCGGGCCCGCGGATCGACTGCCATGGTGTCGCCAGTAACTGGTAGTATTGATCCAATCGCAATGGCGATGGCGGAAGGGCGCCGAGAGGTCTTCAACCGCATCAACGAATACCTTCACATCAACGATCAAATCCTGCAAAACCTGAGAGAGGAACCTGTTAATGACTGATCAAGCGCCGGCCCCAGTAGTCGATAACGCTGCTCCAGTTCAACAACCCGCTGCCGCTTCCCTGTCCGCGCTTGCTGCTGCACCTGCAGCGCCAGCCGGTCAACCGCCTGCATCGTGGTACTCCGGATTCCAAGACGAAAGCCTGCGCGGCTACATCGAAACCAAGGGGTTCAAAGACCCTTCTTCGTTGGCCGAGAGCTACCGCAACCTGGAAAAGCTGCGCGGTGTTCCTGAGAACGAACTGGTGCGCATCCCGAAAGAAGGCGATGCCGAAGCATGGAACGCCTACTACGCCCGCATGGGTCGACCTGAGAATGCTGATGGTTACTCTCTGCCGGTGCCTGAAGGTGATGACGGTGCGTTCTCCAAGCAGGCCGCAGAGTGGATGCACGAAGCTGGGTTGACCCCCGCTCAAGCGCAGATCCTCGCCGGCAAGAACAACGAGTTCCTGGCTGCTCAGATGAAAGCTGCTCAAGATCAGCAGGCCATCGAGTCTGACCG